ATAAAAACAACACTACATTAATATGGCAACTCTTACCTTTGATCCCTCAGCAGAAGGTCCAACTCAAGAACAGAAGGATGCTGAAGCACAAGCACTAGCCCAAGGTGAAAAACTAGAAGACGCTAGAGCTGCTGATGAAGCTGCTAAGTGGGAGAAAACTGATAAAGAAAATGAAAGTGCAGATCTTATAGGTGGTAAATTTAAATCTCAAGAAGATTTATTAAAAGCCTATCAAGAATTAGAAAAGCAACGCACAAAAGAAAATAATGAAGAAACAACATCTGAAGCTACTGAAGAAAGTACAGAAGATGAACAAACAACAGAAAAAGAAGTTGAATCTAATCCTGTCTTTACTAAAGCAGCTGAAGAATATGCAGACGGTGGGGAAATTTCAGAAGAATCTATTGACGCATTATCCAAAATGGATTCAAAAGATTTAATCAAATCTTATGTAGATTTTTATACCCAGTCGCAGCAAAAAGCAGATCTCCAACAAACTCAAGTTGCAGAAATAAAACAGATAGCTGGAGGCGAAGAAGGATATAAAGAACTTACAACTTGGGCTTCACAAAATTTAGAAAAAACTGAACTTGAACAGTTTAATGCAATTACTAATACTAATAACTATACAGCTATTAAATTTGCTGTAGAAGCATTGAATGGTAGGTACAGAAGTAAAGAAGGTTATGAAGCTCCCTTGGTTACAGGTAAGCCTGTTGCTGATGGTGTTAAACCATACAGAAGTCAAGCTGAATTAGCCAGGGATATTGGCAATCCTCTATACCACTCTGACCCAGCATTTAGAAATGATGTTGAGGACAGATTATCTCGTAGTACAAACTTACTTTGATCATGCCAAAAGGAAAAGGAACATACGGAACAAAAAAAGGTAGACCTCCAAAGAAAAAATGAAGGACAAACTTTTAAACATTTACGCAAACGAAACACCCCCAAGACTTATGTCACATCACAGAGAAAACTCAAACCCAATATTTACATATGAAGCAGAACGCTTTAATGGCTGGTCTGCAATGCTTGGCTTTGTTGCTGCACTTGGTGCTTATATCACCACAGGTCAGATCATCCCAGGAATCTTTTAATCCATATTACGACTCTCATACGAGATGGAAGATGTCATGTTTTGACTTCGAGCTTGCAAAGATCGGAGTCTTAACTGATGAGGGTCTTGACCGACAATCTCAACTTAACTTAATAAATTTTTTTCTCTCAAAAGTTGAGGAAAATTGTTCACATATTCAAATTAATTAAATGGCTGCGATCTCATTACAAAGAGAAACAGACAATAATTGGCAGAGATTTTGTGAGTGGGTTACTAGCACAGACAACAGACTATATGTAGGTTGGTTTGGTGTATTAATGATCCCTTGCTTATTAGCTGCTACTACATGTTTTATTATCGCTTTTATAGCGGCTCCTCCTGTGGACATAGATGGTATCCGTGAACCAGTTTCAGGCTCTCTTATCTATGGAAACAATATTATCTCAGGGGCAGTTGTCCCCTCCTCAAACGCAATCGGACTCCACTTCTACCCAATCTGGGAAGCGGGAACCCTTGACGAATGGCTCTACAACGGTGGACCATATCAGCTCATTGTATTCCACTTCCTTATCGGTGCATTGTCTTACATGGGACGACAATGGGAACTTAGTTACAGACTAGGTATGCGACCCTGGATAGCAGTAGCTTATTCAGCTCCAGTATCAGCTGCATTAGCAGTATTTCTCGTCTACCCTTTCGGTCAGGGATCTTTTTCTGATGGTATGCCTTTAGGTATTAGTGGGACATTTAACTTTATGTTCGTGTTTCAAGCGGAACATAATATATTAATGCACCCCTTTCATATGTTGGGTGTTGCTGGAGTTTTTGGTGGGGCTTTATTTGCAGCTATGCACGGAAGCCTTGTTACATCCTCAATCGTTAAAGAAACTACAGAAAATGTATCTCAGAACTATGGCTATAAGTTTGGTCAAGAAGACGAGACTTACAACATAGTTGCTGCACATGGTTACTTTGGGAGACTTATTTTTCAATATGCTTCTTTTAATAATAGTCGTGCTCTTCATTTCTTTCTCGGTGTTTGGCCCGTCCTTGGCATATGGCTTGCCTCTATGGGAATCTGCACAATGGCATTTAACCTCAATGGTTTTAACTTTAACCAGTCAATAGTAGATGCTAATAATAAAATCATTCCAACTTGGGCTGATGTTGTTAATAGACAAAACTTAGGTATGGAAGTTATGCACGAAAGAAATGCTCATAATTTCCCACTTGATTTAGCTTAATTTAAAGTTCGTTCATCCTTTTTAGGACGCATTAACTTAGTCGTGGAACGGAGGCTAAGTACAACTTTAAAATTATGCAAAAAGTAAAACTCGTTTATAGAGGTGTTGTTTATTACATCTCACGTTAAGTCTGGGACTTTGGGGAGGTTCGATTCCTCCCTTAACAATCAGCCCGATCAGAGGCTTTATATCTGACAACCTTGCAAGGGAAAAGTTAGGTCAACAAGATAAAAATCAGTAGTAGGATTAAGCCCTCCGAGGAGGATAACTTTCGCTGAAAAGGATTAAGTCGTAAAGACCGTTAATCAATCTTTCTCCTATTTAGAGATGACAAATATTTCAAGTCTCCATAGACCCAATGCGGTTAATGGAAACCAATCAAATGCTTATGCCGATAAGTATGCAACAGCGTTAAAGCTGTTCTCTGGCGAAGTATTTACAGCATTTAATAGTGCTTCAATATTCCAAGGTCTTGTTAAAAGCTATACGCTAAGAGGCGGTAAAAGTAAGCAATTTTTACTAACAGGGGCTTTAAGTGCGGGTTATATGACACCTGGACAGCCCATACTTGGGGACACATCATTGAAGGCTAATGAGAAGACAATCCTAATGGATGATCTCCTTGTAAGCTCTCAATTTGTTTATGACTTAGACGAGGTTCTGTCGCAATATTCGACAAGATCTGAAATAAGTAAGCAGATCGGTGAGGCTTTAGCAAAACATTACGATACTCGTATTGCTAAGGTTCTTGACATTGCTTCAAGAGAGTCTTCAGTAGTTTCTGGTGAGCCTGGTGGCTTTGAAGTTTCTATTGGTGGTTCAAATCAATTTAAAGCTCAAAAAATTGTTGATGGTTTATTTGAAGCCGCTGCAGTTTTAGACGAGCGTAATGCCCCTCAAGAGGGTCGTGTATGTGTATTAAGCCCAAGACAATATCTTGGTTTAATTGCAGCTGTAGACACAAATATCTTAAACAGAGAGCTTGGTGCATCTCAAGGTGACATCAACTCTGGTAAAGGTTTGTATAGTATTGCTGGTATTAAGCTTTATAAATCAAACAACCTTCCATTTATGGCTGCTTACAACTCAGCGGTAACTGGAGAGAATAACGATTATGCAGATGCAAATGCGACTTGCTGTGGATTAATTTTTCATAGAGAGGCTGCGGGTGTATTAACTGCAATCGGTCCTTCTATTGAGACTACAAGTGGAGATTTCCACGTTCAGTATCAAGGCGATTTGATCGTTGGAAAACTTGCAATGGGAGTAGGCTCTTTAAGAGTTTCTGTTGCTGGTTCTTTACAAGCACAATAATAAATTGCCCTAGAGGATTCATATCCTCTTCGGGGCTTACCATTCCCTAGAAAATAAATGGCAACAACACACAAGCTAACCAAATTAGCAGCGGTTAATATAATCCTCTCCAATATTGGACAAGCACCCTTAACAAGTTTAACTACATCTAACCCTCTATCTTCTCTAGCAGAGGGAATGATAAATGAAGTATCCCATAGTTTGCAATCAGAAGGGTGGGTATTTAATACTGAACAGGATTATCCTTTTACTCCTGATGTTAATAAATTTATTGAAATTCCATCAAATGTTTTATCTTTAGATTCCCCAGAGTGGTCAAGTATAGAACCTATTATTCGTAAGCAATCTGGAACTAGCAACTCTAAGCTATATGACAAAAGAGATCACACTTATGAATTTGATACTATTCAATATTTAAAAGTTATTTGGTATTTTGATTTTGAAGATTTACCTGAAGTATTTAAACAATACATAACTATTAGAGCTGCAAACTTATTTGCTAACAGAGCTGTAGGTTCTAATGAAGTAGTTAAATATTCTGAAAAAGAAGAAGAAATTGCTAGAGCTGCAATGTTGGAATATGAAACTCAACAAGGAGATTACAACATATTTAATGACTCAGCTGGTGGAAGAGAGTTTCAAACATATCTACCTTATAACGCTATCAAAAGATAATAATGGCTGCAGTATCACAATCAATACCCAATCTACTTGGTGGGGTTAGTCAACAACCTGATCCAATAAAATTACCAGGACAAGTAAGAGAAGCTGTAAATGCCTATCTTGATCCAACCTTCGGATGTAAGAAAAGACCACCTACAGAATTTGTAGGATTATTATCAAATACCATCCCTTCAGATGCTAAATGGTTTCCGATATTTAGGGATAATAATGAAAAATATATAATTGCAATTTATAAATCTGGTTCTCCAGCAACTATACAAGTTAAAGCTTGGGATGCCACAACTGGTCAAACCAGAACTGTAACTGTAAGTTCTAGTGCTCAAAACTATTTAGACACAACAAATTTAAATACAATTAAAACTCTTTCTATTGCTGATTACACTTTAATTTCTAATGAGCAAAGAGAAGTTAGTATGAACACAGTTCAATTAACAGCTACAAAAGAAGAAGCTTTAGTTGTTATAAATTCGATTGCTTATAATACAACTTATTCCATTGACTTAAACAGAGATGGTAATACTCAACAAACAGTTGTTTATAGAGCTGCAGAACTAGAAATTATTCCTGGATCTTATGAAGTAGCCGATGCTGGAGCTTGTAATCAACATTCAGCTGGAGATCATACTGCCTCTGCTTCTGGTAAATCAGGGCTTCAGTTTAGGATTAATAACCAATGTTCAGCTTATTATGATGAAGAAACTAACGCTTATATCTCAAGGTATAACGCTAGTGTAATTTTAAAAAATGGTGGTGTTGGTTGGAGAGTTGGAGATACTGTTACTGCTACCCAGGGTGGTAAGTCATTTACCGTTAGAGTTAGTAAAGAAGCATTTGAATACACCTATGCAAGTGATGGTATAGCAACTTTTACCACAGCTAGTAATGCCAGCTCTGGAACTCTACAGATCGGAGATATTATTACTAACTTAAAAAATGCTGTAAATAATATTTCTAATTACACATGCGATAGCATTGGAAACGTTTTAAGAATTAAAAGGTCTGATACTAGAAGCTTCAACATTGCTGTTAGAGGTGGTACAACTAACCAAGCAATGACAGTTATTAAAGATACTGCCAATGATATAAGTGAATTACCATTTCAATGTTTCCCAGATTTTTTATGCAAGGTAAATAATACAGCTGATAGTACAGCTGATGATTACTATGTAATTTTTGAACCTGACGCAGCTGGAATACCTGGAGCTGGATCTTGGACTGAAACAGTCAAGCCTGGAATAGATACTGGTCTTAACTCTTCAACCATGCCTCATGCTTTAGTTAGGCAAGCAAATGGTACGTTTACTTTAGATGCTTTAAATAGTTCTTCTGCCTTTGGTGGTTGGGCTAGTAAAGAAGTTGGAGATGAATATAGTAACCCTAACCCTACATTTGTAGGACAAGGAATTTCAAACATGTTTTTCTTCGCCAACCGTCTAGGTTTTTTAAGTGAAGATTCTGTAATTCTTAGTCAGCCTGGAGATTATTTTAATTTCTTCCAAACATCTGCTATTACTGTTAGTGATGGAGATCCAATAGATCTAACAGCATCTAGTAAAAAGCCAGCTATTTTACAATCTGCAATCGGTACTCCAAAAGGATTAATTTTATTTGCAGAGAACTCTCAATTTTTAATGGCTTCTCAAGAAGTAGCTTTTGGACCCGCAACAGTTAAATTAACTGAGATTGCAACCTATACATATAAATCTATAACTGAACCTTTAAGTACTGGTGTTAGTGTCATGTTTGTGACCGAAGCTGAAACTTATACAAAAATATTAGAAATGGCCGCTGACTCTGTAGATAACAGACCAACCGTTTCAGATAATACAAGAATTATTCCTGAATATATTCCTCCAAATTTAAAGTGGTCTACTAATAGCCCTAATAACAGTATGTTGTTTTGGGGAGACAATACAAATACAGTCTTTAGTTTTAAATTTTTTAATGTAGGAAATGAAAGACAGTTAGCTGGTTGGAGTAAATGGACATTTCCAACTCAGGTAAGGATGATGGAATTTGATAATGATACGGCTTTTATAGTTTCTTATGATGGAACAAATAGTACTCTACAAAAAATGGAGTTACTAGATGATCCTGATACAGCTCCTATCACGACAAGTTTTAACACAAAATTTTTACCAAGATTAGATTTTATTCATTTAAAGGCAAATTTAACAACAAGCACAGTAGGTTCAAATACAAAAATTTATTATCCAACTGGAGGTTTTATAACTGGAGCTACACCTGTCTTTATTATGACAAGTGGTAGTGATGCTGGTTATTTTATTAGACCTTCTATTGCCTCTGATAGTGGTGGAAATTATATTTTAGTTCCTTCTTCTTTAACCTCAGTTAATTATATAATTGGTATGCAATACAGAATGTCTGTAGCTTTGCCAGCATTTTATGTACAAACAGAGGGTAGAGCTGATCGTATTGATAATCCAATTGTAGAAATGTTATATCTTGATCTTTATTACTCAGGTAGATACCAGGTAGAAATTGAAAAATTAGGCTATACAAATTACACACACGATGTAGATATAGTTAGAGCTGGTTTATATTTAGCTAACGCTCCAGCATTAGAAGAAGTAGTAACAAAAACAGTACCTATATTTTGTTTAGGTAGAGATGCAAAAGCAAGTATATATGCAGATGATCCTGTCCCTTCAGCAATAACAAGCTATTCCTGGCAAGGTCATTACAACAAACGAGACGTATTACAACTTAAAGGTTAATGAAACCCTATTACCGTAAAGCTACGGTGAAGGATGCGATTTTGGTAGCTAATAATCTTCGAGAAGAAGACCGTATGGAAATGGAGGGTTTAGGTGATCATCCTTTATCCCTCTCTTTTATAGTTCAATTAAGCAGTAACACAATATCTTTCTTTGATGAAGATGGGAGTATTGCTGGAATAGGTGGAATCATCCCAGACATGAGAGAACATGTAGGACAAGTTTGGATGCTTTGTACTCCTATTGTCACCAGAAAACCCCATACATTTGTAAGACATTTAAAACGCTGGCTTAATGAACAGCACGAATATCGCCTCCTATGGAATATCGCAGATGCGAGAAACATATTTCACCACAAATTATTAAAAATACTTGGATTTAAAGGAATAAAAATTGTCTATCCACCACCACATCAACT